GTATCACTCCTTGTCTATATAAGCGGAAGTTAATCTCATCTGTCCCGTATTCTTATCATCAATCCATGCGGTTATTACCTTTGCGGTCTTTCCATTTGGCCCCGTTAATTCCATTCTTACTTCGTAGCGTTTTCCCCAGCCTTTATCAGTTTTTTCCTTTGCTTCATACTCGGGAAGCTTATCATATATTTGCTGGATCAAGTCATCTGCATTTTCCATTGTATATCCTAGTGCCGATTTAAAAGCTTTAGCTTTGTCCTGATCCTTTTGGGGGTTGAGGGCATATTCTAAAAACTTCTCTCTTGGAATAGCAGCTTCCCAGTATCTAGGCAACTTTATTATATTACTTTCCGAATCTGATTTCAATCGATTTTCTATCGTTTCCGCCTGCTTTTTATCCCCTCCATGTTTTTTTACATAGTCGTCTATCCACTTATCCCAATCACCCACTTCAAATTCCCAAGCACAATGGCACCAAGGGTGAATCGGCGGGAAGTTTACTCCCGGCTGACGTTCGCTGATTTTAAACACCTTATCAGCCAGTCCTCTGCATATTGTACAAGTTTTTTCGTCCATCAGCGGGGACAGCTTATAGTATTCAAAATCCTCCTCGAACGGCTGTATAGTGGATTCTGCCATCACGTAGGTTCCCTCTGTGTAAATCAGGCGGTAAGCGTCACGCCGGTTTACGTTGCTGAAACGCTTTCTAAGCTGTCTTAGCTGTCGCCGCGCGCGATTCCCTGCGCGATATCCTGATTTAAATATTGAGCCAGCTTCTGAGTATCATTCCAAATTCGTTTTGAAAAATTCTCGCCGTTGCTCCACGGAACATCAACAAACCTTTTTATGATGTCTGAATTAACAGAATAAAAATTCTTTCCGAACCCAAGCGCTTCCATGCTGTAATTAATGCCTTTTGCCGCTAAACGATTCAAGTGAGAGGTAATCTCATCATTATCCAGCCCAGCTATTTCCGCCTGCCGCATAATAACGGAATATTGCAGTCCCTCCAGACGGTTCAGCTTGTATATGCTCTCGCGGACCGGCATAAGATGGGCGTACTGCGGGTATTTTTTGGCAAACTCGTCCATTTGTTCAATTAGAAGCCGCTTGTCCTCGTCAGAAAGAGCCTCCATCAGCTTTCTGTATTCAATTACATTATTTTTCCCATATTCCTGATAATAAGCGGCAATTTGTTTTTCCAGCT